GCGACGCCGTCGCGTCCTGGTCCTGCGAGCTGCACCTCGCCTGGGTCATGGACTCCCTGCAACGCGAAGGTGAAGTGACCCGGGTGACCGTGTACCGCTCCGCGCACTACCGCGAAGGAGCGACCCGATGATCGCGGACCTGCGCGAGGAGATCGCAGCGGCCATCCGCGAGTGGCTGCCAAGCGAGGACTACGTCCTGACGCGGTCCTTCACGGACCTGCTCACCGACGCCGTCCTGCCCGTCGTCACCGCAGCCCTGGCCGTCAAGCAGGTCGAGGCCGACGCCGCCTGGGTCGAACGCAACGAGCGCATCCTGCAACTGGCCGACGAGTTGGAGACCATGACCGACCGCCTCGCCGCCTGCAACCGCGACCTCGTCCACACCGCCGGCCGGCTCGCCCAGGTCAAGGCCGAGCTGGCAGCGGCGAAGGCCACCATCGCCCGCATCACCTCCCTGTGCGACGAATGGGGCGCCCGGGCCAGCGAAGCCACCAGCGAACCGGTGGTCTCCTGGCGACGCGTGGCCCGTGACCTACGCGCCGCCCTCACCCCCCAGGCCCCGACCGCTGGCGGTGCGTCGTGAGGGAACCCTTCGGGCGACTCATGGAACTCGTCGCGCAGATCGACCCCGAAAGCCAGATCACCCTCGGCCAGCTCGCCGAACTGTGGGGCGAGCCCGTCGCCCGGATCTCCGACGCGATCGACGCCGTCAAGGTCTGCAACGGCGAACCGTCGTACATCGCCCTCCCCCAGGCCCCCGGCGACGACACCACCGGAGAAACGCCCGCCACCACCCCCGCGGCCCGGGACGCAGGCCCGGGCCGCGGGACCACCACGGAGGCCGGCCATGGCTGACACCTGCAGAAGCTGCGGGGCCGCGATCCGCTGGGCCACCCTCCCCGACGGCAAGGCCACACCGCTCGACGCCATCCCCGTCGACACCGGCAACATCGCCGTCACCCGCGACCAGAACGGTGCCCTCCGCGCACGGATGCTCCGCCGCGGCGAAACACCCCTCGAACACGAACGCATCGGCATCACCCACTTCGTCACCTGCCCGGACTCCGCCTCCCACCGCCGCGGAGGCCGCACATGAGCACCCGTCAGAAGCCCACCACGGCGCCGACCTGGCGGTCCGGCTGGTGCGGCACCAGCCAGCACGATCCCTGCAAGCACGTCTACCCGACCGCCGCGCCCGGCGGCGCGACGTGTTCGTGTCCATGCCACACCTGCCCAACCTGCGGCCAGGTGGTGCCCCGTGCGTGACGAGCTCGACGCCCGGATCCGCCAGCTCGAGGCCGAACGCCTCCGCCCCGCACCCAGGCCCCTCATCGTCGTCACCGCCGACGAACCCCTGGCCGTCCGCATCGGACGACTCCACGCACTCGACGAACTCACCGACACCGATCAGCAGGACAACGGGGGACACACCTGATGGGACTCCCATGGGTACGGCTCGACGCCAACATCGGCACCCACGACAAGGTCCTCGACCTCCTCGACCAGAAGGACGGGTGCAAGGCGTTCGTCCTCTACGTCTGCTCCCTCGGCTACGCCGGCGGCCACAGCACCGACGGGCGGATCCCGAAGTCGGCGCTCGCGATCAACCACGGCACCGACCGTCTCGCGCGGATGCTCGTCGACGCCCGGCTGTGGGAGTACGACCCCGTCGAGCCGGCCAAGGCCTTCCGGATCCGCAACTACGAGCTCCGCCAGGAGCTCGGGTTCGTCAGCGACGCCAAACGTTCCGCGGCCCGGACCGCCGGCCGCAAAGGCGCATGCATCCGGCACCACGGACCCGACTGCCACTGCTGGAAAAACGATGGCTAACCCAATGCCCACCCCATTAACCGCGACAAGCCGACCGCATGGCGGAGACCATGCGAATCGCATAGCACGGACGGACGGACGGACGGACGGACTAAGAACGGTGGTTACGGCCAGCATCAAATCTTTCGGTCCGTACCGGGCGCGGCCGCGTTGCCAACCCGATTTCGACGACCAAACGGCGCAAACCGGGCAGCCGGCGCGGCCGGAATCGGGGTCGAACTGATGGACCCCCGCATGTATCCGCTCGCAGCGTTCGTCCGGGAGCTGCGCCAGGACTGGCCGCTGCACGCGATCCAGACCACGCTCGCCGACCTCGGTCACCTGCCGTACGAGCAGGTCGCCGTCGCAGCGGTCCGCGCCGCGGTCGACCCGGCCGTGCCCGATGCCCGCGGCATCCGCAAGCTCGCCGGCACCGCGGACGGGAAGCGGCGCACCCCCGGCCCGCCGCCGGTCTGCCGCGAATGCCGGCGCCCCCACGACCCCGCCCGGCCCGGGGAACACGTGGCCCCGCCACCTGCCGATACAGCCCTGCGAGGGGCCGAACGTGCACGCCGAGCCATCACCGACGCGAGGAAGGCAGCCGAATGAGGGACCTCGTCCGATACGTCCCCGAGGACATCACCCTCGACCTCGCGAAGCCCGACTACGGCCACCCGCGCGGCGCCGAGATCGTCGAAGCGGTCTACGGCCGCTGCACCCGCGACAACCCGCTGCTGCTGTGCGTCAAGCACGGCAGCTCGCTGTACCTGCAGCCCCGTCAGATCCGCCGCGGCGAGGCACCGACCCGCATGTGGGGCGTCCACTTCGACGACGTGGACTGCGCCACCGCGCCGGCCGTGATGAGCGACGAGCACAAGCGGCAGACCGAGTACGTCGTCCGCGCAGCCCAGCGCGCGGGGCTCCGGACGGCCACCGAGGTACGTCTCGGTGGCGGGAGGACCCGCGCGGATGCGGTCGTCTACGGCACCACCGCTGTCGCCGTCGAGGTGCAGTTGTCGGGCCTGACCGCGAGCGCCGCGGTGGCGCGGACACGCAAATCCGTCGAGGCCGGCATGGCGATGTCGATGTGGCTCACGGGCCGTCAGACGCCGCCGGCGTGGTTCTTCCGGGTGCCCTCGCTGGGCATGAACGAGCTCCCGTGGGACGTCGTCCCGCCAGCCCACTCCGCGACGGCGACGACAGGGCTGCGCGTAATCACCGCCGCGAAGTGCCGGTTCCCGGACTTCAACCGCTGTCCGAAGACGGGCCGTGGTCATTGCGGCGGGTTCCACCCGCGGCACGACCCGTGGCTCGGGGTGACCGTCGACCAGGTCACCGCGATGGCGCCCGAGCGAGCTGTGGTGCCGGTGCGGTTCGCGTCGAAGTTCAACCCGGTGCTGCTCGTGTCGCCGAAGTCGCTGGCGACCTACGAGGAGCTGACCGGGCGGCCAGCCGTTCTCGGACTGCGGGAGGAGGCTGAGCGGCAGACGAAGCCCGGCGGCGGCCGTGCCGAGTGCGCCGCGGATCCTTCCGCCCGTCCGACGCTGGACTGGCGTGGACCGGCCCACGCCGCCCGGTATCCGGGCCCGTGCCGTTACTGCGGAGGCCAGGCGTTCCTGCTCGACGAGAAGGGGGTGCACGCGCACAAGGGCTGCGCTGAACAGCGCGCGGCAGGCGACCGGTGAGCCTGTTGTGCGGGTGCTGCCGGGCGCGGCTCGGGGTCGACGAGCGGTCGACGTGCCGGGCGTGTGTCGCGGACGTCCGAGCGCACCTGCACGCCGTCGAGGCGGCGTACGGGCTGCTGCCGGGCGTGCTCGCGGCGGCGTTGGGGTCGAACGCTCCGCAGCCGGGGCGGGTTCGGGCGTCGGAGCGGCCGATGCCCGGCGGGGACGTCCTGGTGCTGCTGGGCCCGGGCGCCGATGCGCTCGAGGCGTTCCGCCGGCTGCGCCGCGCGGAGCGGTCGGGGAAGCCGCACGACGAACCGCCGTGGGGTGCGGACGACACGCGCCGGGATCCGCCGTCGGTGGCGTACGAGCTCGGGCGTCACGAGGACGACTGGCGGCGTGTCCGGGGTGAGCCGGGCGCGGACGGCCCGCACACGGTGGCCGGCGCGGCGCGGTACCTGCACGCGACCCTCACCTGGGCGGCGGCGCGGCACCGCGGGTTCGGCGAGTTCGTGACCGACCTCACCGCGCTGCGGCACCGGGTCGACACCGCCGCCGGGCTCGTCGACCGCCCCGAACGCGCCGGGGTGCCGTGCTTCGGCTGCGGCGGTGACCTCATCCGCCCGTACGGGCATCAGGGCCGTGAGGACGACTGGTCGTGCCGCCGCTGTCACCGTGTCTACGACCAGGCGTCGTACCTGCTGGCGGTGCGCGCATCGCTCGAGGAGGAGACCGGGTGAGCGAGCGGTTCGTGCCTGTCGGGTTCGCCGCGCACGTCGCCGGCCGGTCTCACCGCACCGTCCGGACGTGGGCGCGGGCCGGGGCGATCCGGCACCGGACGAGCGCCGACGGGCTCGAGGTGCACGTCGGTGACGTCGCCCGGGAGTCCCGCGACCGGCCACGCCGCAACCGGGCGCGGCTTGCCTGATGACGGAGCGTGGGCTTAAATCACGCCAGGCGTACTCAGCGTGCCCGGAAACGGTCCGCGAGCCCTGAAATGCCCCGCCGAGCCCTCGCCCCGTGCTCCCGCCCGGGCTGCCCGAACCTCACCGACTCCGGCCGCTGCCCCACCTGCGCCGCCGTCGCCGACGCCATCCGCGGCACCGCGAGCCAGCGCGGCTACACCAGCCGCGGCCACCAACGCTTCCGCCGCCTCGTCCTGCGCCGCGACCCGACCTGCGTGCTGTGCGGGACCGCGATAGCGACCGTCGCCGACCACCACCCGCGGTCCCGGCGCCAGCTCGCCGCCGCCGGCCTGAACCCCGACGACCCCGCCCACGGCCGTGGCCTGTGCAAGCCTTGCCACGACCGGGCCACCGCCCAGCATCAGCCCGGCGGCTGGCACCGTGACGCACCGTGACCCCCAGGCCGCGTGCGGAAGGCACCGAGGGGTCCGCACAGCGAGTCACCTCCCCGGCGGTCCTTTGGTGGTGGGGCTTTTCGGGGGGTACCCCACCCTTTGTCCGTTTTGCGTGGGAGGTGTGGTGTGACGGAGCGTGACGTGGAGCAGGTGCCGGTGGATGAGGTCGTGGCGGTGCCGGCGGGGCTCGGGGTGCGTGGGTCGCGGTTGTGGGCGTCGTTGATGGCGCAGGATGCGTTGCTGCGGGTGGTGCTCGAGCCTCGCCGTGAGGTGGCGTTGTCTGCGTGTCGTGCTGCTGATCGGTTGGAGTTGCTGGAGGTGGCTGCGGCTGACGCGCCGGCGGTGTTGGAGGGCCGGTCGGGGCAGATCACGAACCCGTTGTTGGTGGAGGCTCGTCAGCAGGCGGCGTTGTTGACGCGCCTGTTGGCGGCGTTGCGGCTGCCGGATGAGGCGACGGGTAAGCGGCCGCAGAAGCGGCCGTTGCGTGGGGTGCAGCAGCCGTCGAAGGCGCGTGACCGGCTTAAGGCGGTCTGAGGGTTGGTGTTCGTCCCGGAGTGGGACGGGCAGGTGTGTTCGCTCGGCTATGACGTGGCGGATTGGATCGAGGCGTTCTGCTGTCACGGCCCTGGTGATGTGCAGGGTGACCCTGTGGTGCTCGATCAGGAGTGGTTGCGGTTCCTGGTGGAGGCGTACCGACTGGATCCGGTGTCGGGTCGGCGGGTGCGGAAGCTGGCGGTGTTGTCGCGGCCGAAGGGTCGGGCGAAGTCGGAGCTGGCTGGTCTGGTGACGGTGGCGGAGGCGTTCGCGCCGGTGCGGTTCGATGGGTGGTCGGCGTCGGGTCAGCCGGTGGGGCGGCCGGTGCGGTCGCCGCTCATCAAGTGCCTGGCCACGGAGGAGTCGCAGGCGGGGAACACGTTCGAGAACGCTGCGTTCGTCGCTGGTGAGTGGGGCCCTGATGTGCACCCGGAGGTGTACGCGGGGGTGTCGGGTGTGCGGCGGTATCAGTCGGCGACGGCGGTGTACCTGCCTGATGGTGGGGAGATCCGGGCGTGCACGTCGGGTGGGGCGAGCAAGGACGGTGGCCGAGAGACGTTCGTGGTCCCGGATGAGATCCACCTGTACGTGTTGCCGGAGCTGAAGTCGATGTACGCGACGGTGATGCGGAACCTGGGCAAGCGGAAGGCCGCGGATCCGTGGGCGATGCCGACGACGACGGCGTACCGCCCGGGTGAGCAGTCGGTGGCGGAGGAGCTGCTGACGGCGTGGCGTAAGGGTGAGCTGGGCCCGGACGTGTTCGTGGATCACCGTGAGGTGAAGGGCCGCGTGGACCTGGACGACACGGAGCACACCCTCGCGCAGCTGCGGGAGTTGTACGGGCCGGCGATGGACCCGGTCACGGGGTGGATGGATCCGGAGCGGGTGCTGTCGGACATGCGGGACCCGACGATCTGCCCGGATGTGGCGACGGCGTTCCGGTACTACGGGAACCGGGCGATGTCGGGCAAGGACGCGTGGATCGCGAAGGACGTGGTGGAGCGGCAGGCCCGGGTCGAGGTGGTGGCGCCGGGGACGGCGATCGCGCTGGGGTTCGACGGGTCGCTGCGTGATGACGCGACGGTGCTGATCGGGTCGCGCATGAGCGACGGGTTCGTGTTTCCGGTGGGGATATGGGCGAAGCCGTCGGGGCCGGAGTCCTCGTGGTGGGAGGTGCCGCGCGCCGATGTGCTGGCGGCGGTGCGGGAGGCGTTCGCCCGGTACGAGGTGTCGCGGTGCTACGCGGACCCGCACGAGTGGCGCACGGACATCGACGACCTGGCCGCGGAGCTCGGTGAGGAGCGGGTGCTGCGGTGGGAGACGCGCCGGGACGTGCAGATGGCCGCGGCGCTGGACCGCCTGCACACGGGGCTGGTGACCGGGGAGCTGTGGCATTCGGGTGACCGGATGTTCATGGAGCATTTCGGGAACGCGTACGTGCGGCGTAAGGGCGGGCATCGGCTGGTCCGCAAGGAGCACGAGGCGTCGCCTCGGAAGATCGATTCGGTGGTGGGCGCGGCGCTGGCGGGTGAGGCCCGGGCGGACGCGATCGCTGCCGGGTGGGGGCAGAAGAAGACTTACCGGGCGCGGAGTTTCTGAGCCGCTGACGTGTGTTCGAGGGGACGGTCATGGCGCCTGCTGTCGAGTCCCCGGAGTGGTGGCGGGACCGCCTGTACCAGCAGCTGCTGGACCGGCAGGCCAACCTGAAGCTGCTGGACGCTTGGTACTCGGGGGCGCATCCGGCGCCGCGCGGGTATGCGAAGGCCCGGGCTCTGCTGGCCCGGCTGCTGGAGATGACGAACACGAACTTCATGCAGCTCGTCGTCGACGCCGCGATGGAACGCATGCACGTCGAGGGGTTCCGCATCGGCGGGCAGATCTCCGATGCGGCGTGGAAGATCTGGCAGGGCAACGCGTGGGACCTCGGGTCGGAGATGGTGTTCCTCGAGTGTCTGGTGACCGGTGAGGCCCTGACGCTGGTGGATCCGACGCTGAACGCGTTCGGGGTGCCGACGTTGACGCCGGAGCATCCGTGCCAGGCGATCGTGGAGTACCGGCCCGGGTCGTTCCGGGATCGCGTGGCGGGGCTGAAAGTGTTCGCGGACGACGTCGGTGAGCATCTCGTGGCGACCGCGTACACACCGGACGTGGTTGTGACGTGGTGGGCGCCGCTGCCGAAGCAGGGTGTGGCCGGCTCGCGGCACCCGCAGTGGGAGCTGCAGGAGTCGATCTCGGGGCGCAACCCGCTCGGCGAGGTCCCGCTGGTGCCGTTCTACAACCGGCCGCGGATGCTGAAGCCGGCGGCGTCGGAGTTCGCGACCGTGATCCCGATCCAGCGGCGGATCAACAAGACGGTCCTGGACCGCCTGGTGATGCAGGAGTTCTCGGCGTTCCGGCAGAAGTGGGCGACGGGGATGGAAATCCCCCGGGACCCGGCGACGGGGCAGGACGTCGAGCCGTTCCAGGTCGCGGTGGACCGGCTGCTGATGAACGAGGACCCGGCGGGCAAGTTCGGCACGTTCGAGGCCGACGACATCGACGGTCTCCTCAAGGGGATCGACTCGGACGTCAAGCAGATCGCGGCGATCGTCGCGACCCCGCCGCATTACCTGCTCGGCGACATGGTGAACCTCGCCGCGGAGGCGATGAAAGCGGCGGAGGCGTCGCTGGTGTCCCGGGTCCGCCGGCACATGCGGCACCTGGAGGAGCCGCAGGAGGCCGTTGTACGGCTGGCGTTGAAGGCCGCCGGGGAGACGGCACCGGACGCGGACATGGAGACGGTGTGGCGTAACCCGGAGTTCCGCACCGAGGGTGAACTCGTCGACGCGCTGACGAAGATGGCGACCCTCGGCGTGCCGGTCGAGGCGCTGTGGGAGCGGTGGGGCGCAACGCAGACGGAGATCGGCCGGTGGAAGGTGATGCGGGAGGCGGAGGCGCTGGATCCGCTGGCGCAGCGGCTGCTCCGTGACGTGACCGCGCCGGTGGCCGGCGATGCCGGACCCGGCTGAGGTCGAGGCCGAGCAGCACCACGCCCGGCAGGCCGCGCTGGCGGTGCTGGCGCAGCAGGCGGCGCGGAAGGCGTGGGCGCGGCTGGACGCGGCGAACCTGGCGGGGTGGGGTGTGCTGGCCCGGCCGGTGCTGTCGGCGGTCACGGCGGCGCAGTACGCGGCCGCGCTCGACGCGGGGCGTTATGTCGCGGCGTCGTTGGCGGCGCAGGGCGCTCGCGCTCCGGCGGTGGCCGAGCTGGTGCCTGCGGCGTTCGCGGGTGTCGCGTCAGACGGCCGGTCGCTGGTCGACCTGCTGGACCAGCCGCGGATCGGGGTTCTGATCCGCATCGGCGAGGGCCAGGGCGTCGCGCAGGCGATGGCGTCGGGGCTGGCGCAACTGGAGACGATCGCGGTCACGCAGGTGCAGGACGCGGGCCGTGGCGGGGCGGGGGTGGCGATCGCTGCCCGGCCGGCGGTGCGCGGCTATGTGCGGCATCTGCGGCCGCCGTCGTGCTCGAGGTGCGCGGTGCTGGCCGGCCAGTTCTACCGGTGGAACGCGGGGTTCCTGCGGCATCCGCGCTGCGACTGCAGGCACGTCCCGGTCGTCGGGGACGGCGGGCCGCGTGCGATGTCGCCGCGGGAGTACTTCGATTCGCTGTCCACGGCGGATCAGAACCGGATCTTCACGAACGCCGGTGCGCAGGCAATCCGCGACGGGGCGGACCTGACGGCGGTGGTGAATGCGCGGCGCGGCATGTACGAGGCCGGTGGGCGGAAGTTCACGCGAGAGTCGACGACCAAGCGCGGGGTCATGCGCGGTTCGAAGTCGCCGCGGCCGATGCCGGAGACGATCTACGCGCAGGCCGGTGGGGATCGCGACGCCGCGATCCGCATGCTGCAGGAGAGCGGGTACCTGCGTGCACCGGTCCCGGCACCCCGGCCGGCGCCGGGCGGCGGAGGTCTCGGCGGCGGCGGAGGGTCCGTGCCGCTCGCGCCGCCCGGCGAACCATTGCGCCGGGTCCTGCCGTCCGGGACTGTCTCGCCCCGCCTGCCGGCCCGCGGGGAAGTCACCGGGTCGGTGCCGGCCACACGTGCCAGCTTCACCGAGGTGGTCGAGCAGGGCCGGGTCGCGCCGGATTGGCACACCTTCACCCCCGCGGAGCGGCACGCGGCGGAATGGCTGCGTGACCGGGGCGTCCATGTCGAGGCAGTGCACAAGGACCAGGCGAAGTCACCGGACGGCATCATCCGTGCTGCCGAGGTCACGGTCGAGATCAAGACGATCACGTCGGCGCGCAAGCTCGAGCAGCGCCTCTATGAGGCCAAGCAGCAGGCCGCTCACGTCGTCATCGACGTCCGCGGCGCCGATCTGGACGAGGACCAGGCGAGCACCTTGCTGGCGAAGGCGCTGCGCCGCCACGGGGCGGGCCTGGAGGAAGTCGTCCTGGTCGGGCGAGGCTTCGTCCTATCCTGGCCGTGATGGCCGAGACAGCTGACGTGTTCGTGACCGCCGCGGGAGTCGGGTTCGCCGAGTTCGCCGGCGCGGTGGCGCACGCCCTCGGCTACGTGCCGGCCGAGCTCGGCCCGGACGACGTCGACGTGACGCTGCCGTCGGACGGGGACCGCCCCGAGCTGAGCCTGATCGATTCCTCGCGCGGCCCGGGTGAGTATTCGATGCTCGTGTGGGCCGCGGACTCGAAGCAGGCCGAGGCCGGGGCCGCGGCGGTGTTCGATGCGCTCGTGGCTGCGACGCCATGGGGTATCGAGACCGAGCCCGAGGACGGTTCACCGGCGCGGTCCCGGCCGCCGCTGCGCACCACCGCCTGACAGACCCGCATCACCGCAAGGCCCTCGGCGCGACGTCGGGGGCCTTCGTCATGCCGGGCACCAGAGATGTCCCCCGCCGGAAGGGTGGGGCGAGCACGAAGGAATCGACCGAAATGGCCGACGACGACGGCACCACCAGCACGACGGCCGACCCGGCCGGCCCCGCAACGGGGACCGACCCGCAAGCCGACAGCACCACCGGCGCCGGCGACTCCGGCAAGGACGTCGACTGGAAGGCCGAGGCGGAGAGGTGGAAAGCGCACTCCCGCAAGAACGAAGCCGACGCCAAGCGGATGCGGGCGATCGAGGAGTCTCAGAAGTCTGAGGCGCAGAAGCTCGCCGAGCGGGCCGCTGCAGCCGAGGACGCCGCCGCGAAGGCGGAGGCGCGGCTCCTGCGGCTCGAGGTCGCCGCGGACAAGGGACTCCCGTCGGAGCTCGCGGCCCGGCTGCAGGGCTCGACCGCGAAGGAACTCGCCGCGGACGCGGACAAGCTCCTCGCCCTGTTCGAGGCCAAGGGCACCACGGCGCCGGTGTTCAACGGCGGCGCACGTAAGACCGCGGAGGCGCCGCCTTCGATGAACGACCTCATCAGGTCAAGGACCGGACGAGGCTGAGCAGCACCAGCCGGGCATGGCTGGCCTCGCTGCCCCACACGCACTGACCAAGGAGGTCACCCATGCCCTACAACAGCCTCATCTCGAGGACCGACGCCGCGGCGATGGTGCCCGAGGAAGTGTCGACGGCGATGCTCGCGTCGCTGACGGCGCAGTCCGCGGTGCTCGAGCTCGGCAACCGGATCCCGATGTCGCGCAACCAGACCCGGTTCCCGGTCCTGTCCGCGCTGCCGACCGCGTACTTCGTCGCCGGTGACACCGGGCTGAAGCAGACCACCGAAGCGGCGTGGGACAACAAGTACATGTACGTGGAGGAGATCGCGACGATCGTCCCGATCCCCGAGGCCGTCCTCGACGACGCCGGGTTCGACGTGTGGGGTGCGATCCAGCCCCTCATGGAAGCCGCGATCGCGCGGACCCTCGACGCCGCCGTCATCTTCGGCACGAACGCCCCCGCGACGTGGGCCGCCGAGGGCGCCCTGGTCGCGGACGCCGTCGCAGCCGGCAACGTCGTGGCTCGGGGCACCAACGCGGCCGCGGCCGGCGGGATCCACGGCGACCTGTCCGACCTGCTGGCCACGCTCGAAGCGGACGGGTACGTCCCCAACGGCGCCGTCGGCAACATCACCCTGAAGGCCCGGCTCCGCCAGGTCCGCGCCACCACCGGCGAGACCATCCCCCTGCCGCCCGACCTGCCGATGCCCACCTACGCCCTCGCCGGGCTGTGGCCCACCGGGTTCAACGCCGCCGAGCTCCTCGTCGGCGACTGGACCCAGCTCGTCGTCGGCGTCCGACAGGACATGACCTACAAGCTCATCACCGAAGGCGTCATCACCGACAACACCGGCGCGATCATCTACAACCTCCCCCAGATGGACATGGTCGCGCTCCGCCTGGTGTTCCGCGCCGCTTATGCGGTGTCGAATCCGATCAACTACCAGCAGGGCGTCGAGGCCTCGCGCTTTCCCTTCGCCGTCCTTCGCAGCCCGGCTTCCTAACCCCTTTCCGCGACCGCCGATAGGCGAGAGGAATCCAAATGGCAGAAGGTCTTCGCGCTTCGGCGCCGGGCGAGTACGGGTCTCAACGGCTCGTGTCCGCCCCGATCGTGTTCGGGTCCACCGCGGTCGCACTCGGCGACCTCGCAGTGGGCGACGTGGTCATCAGCGCGTGGGTGCAGGTGACTACGGCATTCAACGCCGGCACGACGAATGTCATCACGCTCGGCGACGGCAACACCCCCGACAAGTACCTCGCGGCGGCGGACGTCACAGAGGGCACGCCCGGGGTGTACCCGACGGGTGGGAAGGGTCCGTTCGCGGCGGAGACCGTGGCGCGGACCTTGACCGCGACCTACGCGCAGACGGGGACGGCGGCCACGACCGGCGCCGCCCGCGCCTACGCGATCATCACCGACCTTCCGGTCTGAGAGGAGCCAACGATGGCGGCAGCGGAGAAGAAGCCGGCGGCGCAGTCCTCCGGCGAGGACCAGGTCAAGGCAGCGTTCGACGAGGCCGCGGAGAAGGGCTACTTCGGCTATTCGCCGGACCCGACGCCGCGGGAGAACTACTCGCTGCAGACACCGCCGGACGCGCCGACGCCGGAGACCGAGGCCGCGAAACAGCGGGCCAAGGACGCCGGCCGCTGACCGTGCCTGACGGTCCCGACCACTGTGGGGGTGAGCTGTGACTCGTTCGCTGTTTCCTGATGAGGGGTCACGGCTCGCCTACCGGGTGGCTGGTGGGTGGTTGTCGGGTGCGCCGGGGGCAGCGGCGGTGTTCTACACGGACGCTGCTGCTACGGCGCTCGCCGACCTGCGGGTGTACGACGGGTCGGGAACGCCGGGTGCGGTGATCGCCGGAGCGTCGGTGACAACGGACGCGTACAGCCGGCTGCCGTTGTTCTGGGGCCCGGACGGGGTCGACACGCTGTACGCGGTCGTGTCTGGTGGGCCGGCGACGGCGGTGTACGCCCGGGCCGATGACCGCCTCGACGTGCTGACGGCCGCTTACGCCGCCGAGGCCTCGGCGCGGGGCACGGGTGACGCGACGAACGCCGCGGCCGCTGCGGCGGCACAAGCGGCTGCGGACCTGGGGGTACGGCACGTCGGTGCCGCTAACGGGACCGACGACACCGCGTGGCTGAACGCTCTCCTGGCGGCAGGTGGGGCGTTCCGGCTCAAGCCCGGGTCGACGTACAAGCTTTCTGCGCCGCTGGTGCTGCGGTCAGACACGACCTTGGACCTGACTGGGGCGACGCTGGCCGGTGCCTCCGGGTGGACCGGGTCGAACATGGTCACCAACGCCGCAGCGACCACGGCGCAGCGGTCGGTGGCCGACGCGGCGACGACGGCGTCGTCTACGACCATCACGTCCGCGACGGCGGCGTTCACCTCCGCCGACGTCGGGCGCACCGTGGTCCTGGCCGCGGGGCACCTTGGGGCGACCCCGTCGTTCACCGCGACGATCCTTTCGGTCACGAACGGGACCACCGTGGTCGTGTCCGCCGCCCCGTCGGCGACCGTCAGCGGCGTCGCGATGGGCATCTACGACCGGGACCGCAACATCACCGTCCTCGGCGGCGGGACCGGAACGATCGACAGGGGCGCGGTCGGCGCGCCGGGGACCGACACCCGCCTGCACAGCGTGTGTTTCCGCCGCGTCGACGGGCTCACGGTCACCGGGCTGCAGCACCGCTCCACCGCCGGCAAGTACGCCCTCAACGTCGGGGACGTCACGAACTTCGTCATCGACCGCCACCACTTCGCGGTCGCCTCCGACGGGGTCCACGTCAACGGGCCCGCCCGCGGCGGCCGGATCTCGAACCTGTCCGGTGCCACCGGCGACGACTTCTGTGCCATCGGTGCCTCGGACTACGTCACCTACGCCGACGTGCAGGGCGACATCACCAGCATCGAGATCGCCGGGCTGCGGCCCCTCATCACCAGCGGGGCCGGGAACGCCCTGAACATCTTCGTCCTGTCCACCGGTGCGCCCCTGCTCATCGACGGGATCACCGTCAAGGGCATCTACGGGACCACCGTCGCGGGCGCGGTCGTGGTCGAGTGCGGCACCCCGAACACGTTCGGGTTCGTCGACAACATCGTCCTCGAGGATGTGATGTCGGAGCCGAACGCGAACCCGATGGTGTTCATCGGCGCCAACGGCAACGCCATGGGCGCGGTCACGATCCGCAACTTGCGTCGCAACGACACCACCCAGACCGTCGACCTGATCCGCGTCACCACCGGCACCACCCTGCGGTCGCTGGTGGTCGACGGGATCACGGTGACCGGCGGCCCGGCCACCGCGGGGGTCATCAAGCTGCAGGGCACCGTGGGGACGCTGGCGGTGCGCAATGCCGACGTGCTGCTCGGTACGAGTGCCAGGTTCATCGCTTTGAACGCGGCGGCGTTGAGTCTGCTGCTCCTCGACGACGTCCGCGTGTCCTGTCTGACCACCAGCTCCACCGCTTACTTCGTGCACTGCTCCGGCGCGAACACGCTGCGCGCGGTCGCCCGCGGGGTGAAGCTGACCAACTTCAACGGCTCCTATCCGTGGTGGACCAACGGCACGATCACCCTGGACATGCTCGGTGTCGACCACGGCGTGAACTACCAGACGATCCGGGTGGACAGCGCGACGACCACGGTCCGGGTCCGCGGCGCCGCGATCGACTGGGGCAATACCAATGCCGCGGTCGGGGGGATCGCCGGGGGGAAGGTGTTCGGGTCAACGTTCGACCTGCGCATCGACCTGGCCAACGCCACGACCGGGCTGGCCGTCGGGGACCGGGCGTGGAACACCAACGCCGCCCTCTCCTGTGGGGTGGGCGAGGTGGTGTGCACGGGCACCGGCGCGGCACCGAACTGGAAGAACCTGCTCACCAACCTCACGTACTAGAGGGAGGTCGCCACATGCCGATCCCCGTAGGCGATCCAGTTGCACCGAGCCCGGCCACGCCCTTGGGACCCCTCGCGTCAACGGCAGAGCTGCGGTTGTGGATGCAGAACCCGGACCTGGACGACGCGTACGCCTACCTGATGCTCACCATCGCGTCGGGAACGGTTCGGGCGGCGACGGGCATGGGCTTCAGCGCGGTCGCCGGCGACACAGCGGTCCTCATGGCGGACTCGGCAGACGGCCCGTGGCTGACGCTGCCGGCCCGCCCGGTGACGGGCGTGACGGCCGTGGAGATGGGCGGGGTCCCCTTGGCGGTGGGGACGTGGACGTTGTACGGGCACCGGCTGTACCGGCCCGGCGGGTGGGGCTCCTACGGCGGGGTGTACGTCGCGAACGCCAGCACAGGCTGGCTCAGCCCATCGCTGGTGACCGTGACCTATAACCACGGCTACGCGGTCATCCCCGACGACGTCAAGGCCGCGACGCTCGCGGTCGCGGCCGAGCTGATCGCGAACCCGCAGGGCCTGACGGCCGAGGACATCGACGACTACCGGTGGCGCCGCGACGCCACGGCTGGGTCCTCGACGCCGGCGGTGACGGCACTGGAGACGGTGGTGCGCCGGTACAGGCCGGGTGCCAGGTCCGTTCGGTTGTCCAGGTGAGCGCGGCCTCGGCGGTCCTGCGGGGCCGGGCCGCTGCGCAGCGGCTGATGGTCGACGCGTGTGTGGTGCGGCGCCCGGGCCCGGCCGCCACCGATGCGGTGAGCGGGGTCGTGACGCCGACGTGGACGCTCGTGTACTCGGGGCCGTGCAAGGTGCAGGAGTCCGCCGGGCTCGGGTCCGGGAGCTCGGCTCCGGATGCCGGGGAGCATGCGTACACGGTCCTGTCGTACGTGCTGCACCTGCCGGTGTCGGCGTCCGGGCCGCGGGAGGGCGACATCGCGGAGATCACCGCGGCGGTCCTCGACGCGTCGCTGGTGGGGCGCCGGTACCGGATCTCGCAGGAGTTCGCGAAGTCCTACGCGACGGCGCGGCGCCTGCAGGTGGAGGAGACGACGTCGTGATCGTGGACCTCACGCAGGTGCGGCGCCTCGCGCATGACCTTGGGGCGCACGCGGACCGGGAGATCACCGCGACCGTCCGCGGTGTCGTGTCCCGTGGGGCGTTGAACGTGAAGCGGGACGCGGCCCGGTTGATCTCCGGGCACCCCCGGTCGCGGCACTACCCGGGCACGATCGGCTACGACCTCGAGGTGAACGGCCACGAGATCTCGGCGGAGATCGGGCCGGACAAGTCGAAGCGCCAGGGTGCGCTCGGCAACATCCTGGAGTTCGGGACGTCGAAGAACGCGCCGCTGCCGCACCTGGGGCCGGCGCTGCTCGCCGAGGAACCGAAGTTCGTGAAGGCGGTCGCGGACGCGGCGGCGAGGGCGCTGCTGTGAGCGTCGCCGATCTGGAGTCCCACGCTCAGTCGCTGCTCGCGCTGCTCCGCGCGGACCCGTTCCTCACCGTCTACGACGGGCACGTCCCCGCCGAGCCGCTCCTGCCGTACGCCGTGCTGTACCTGGGCTGGGGGTCGGCGCGGACCGCGCTGGTCGCCGTCACGGACCTGTTCGACGGCCGCGCCCAGGTCACGTCCGTCGGTGCGAACGCCGCGGCGGCGCGGATCGTGGCGAAGCGGGTCGCGGACCGGCTCATCGACGTGACCCCGGCAGTGGCCGGCCGTTCGTGCTGGCCGATCACGCACGAGCTGGCGCAACCGCCGCGGGAGGACCGCGACGTGCACATCGACGGCGTCGGGTTCCCCGTGTACGCGGTCGACGAGTACCGCATCGCGTCGGTCCCTGCCTGACCTGACCGACCGTCACACCCCTATCGAGCCCGGCCGTCCGGCCGGTGTCCTGCCATGCCCACCTGTTCCCTGACCCGAGGAGATCCGATGGCTCTAGGGGCCGTCCAGCAGATCACCGCAGCTGGTCTCACGCCGTCGTATGCGGCCCCGAGCGCCAGCGAGAACCTTGTCCCCGATTCGGGGCTGTTCCTGCACGTGAAGAACGCCAACGCCTCCCCGTGCGTGGTGACGTTCACCGACCCGGGGCGTACGCCGGCGGGGTCGGCGGCGACGAACCCGGCGGTGTCGGTGCCGGCTTCGACCGGGGACAAGATGATCGCGGTCCCGGTCGCGCTGACGAACACGGCGACGGGGCTGATCGCGGTCGCGTTCTCCGTGCAGTCCTCGGTGTCCGTCGCGTTGCTGCGGGGGGCGTGAGCACGATGACGACGACTGAGATCGTGACCGACGGCGTGGTCGTGTCCGTAGACGCCGGTGTCGAGTGGGTGTACCTGACGCACCCCGGCTTCGACGGCTCCACGCGGGTGCCGAACGACCCGGACGTTCTGCTCGCGGCGACCGCACGCGGGTGGGTGCCGGTCGACCCGCCGGACCTGACCGTCCCCGACGTCCCTGACCCGCACGCCGGTCCCGTCGACGACGCCGGCGAGTGGATCGACATGGTCCACCCCGAATCCGGCGGCACGCAGCGGCTGCCGAACAACACGGCCGCGCTGAGCGGCGCCCGGGACGCGGGGTGGGTCACCGCGGCCGAGGCGACCGCCGCCGAACTCGAGGGCCTGAAGGTCTCCGAGGTCCTCGACGCCGTCGGTGAGGACCGCGAGAAGGCCGCGGCGGCGCTGGCCGCCGAGCGGCACGGCAAGAACCGCTCGTCCCTGATCCGTGCGCTCGAGGCGATCGCCGAGGGCGTGGCCCCGACCACCGTCGAACCGTCTGAGGAGATCTGACATGCCCGATGTCGCAACTGACGGCCGCACCAAGGTGTGGTCGGTTCCGTCCATCGCCAACATCGCTGCCCCGACCGTCGCTGAGCTGAACGCCGGGACGGCGCTGGAGGCCCGGATCACCCCGGACGGGCTGATGGGGTTCGAGCCGGACACCTCGGCGATCGACACCTCCGCGCTGAACTCGACGAAGAACCTGAAGACCCCGGGCCGGGTGAACCTGGACAACACCGGCCTGCGGATGAAGAAGCAGTCCGGCACGGACACCGTCTACAACACGATGATCTACGGCTACGCCACGAACATCGTGATCCGCCGCGACACCCTGTCCTCGACGGCGTGGACGGTCGCGGACAAGGTCGAGGTGTACCCGGTGACCTGCGGTGAGGTGAAGAACCTCACCCCGGAGGCGAACTCGCTGCACAAGTACGAGGTCCCGACCATGGTCACCGGCGACTGGAATCAGTACGCCACCGTCGCCTAAGCGGCACTGTCCCCCGTCGCGGGGGCGTGCCGCTTGCTCGGGCGGTGCGCCCCCGCTTCTCCACCGAGCAGGAGAAGCCGATCGTGTCGAACACCCGCAAGACCAACCCCGACCTCGCCGCGCTGCTGTCCACGGCGAGGCTGCCTGAGCGGACCGTGGAGCTGTGCCTGCGCGGTGATCTGCAGGCCGAATGGGAGGACCTGCAGCGCCGGCTGGAGCAGGCGAAGCGGGACGCCCCGGAGCGGACGTCGCTGGCCGACGCGCCGCCGGGCGCGGAGCTCGAGCAGCAGATCCGCACCCTCGAGGAGACGATGGCCGACGCCGTGCTGACGGCGCGGCTGCGTGCCGTGAACCGCAAGACGTTCCGCGACATGGCGCTGATCCACCCGCCGCGGCCCGACGACAAGCGCGACCAGATCTACGGGTTCAACATCGAGACGTTCAACACCGACCTGGTCCGGGCGTGCTGGGCCGAGCCCCAGCTCGACGAGACGCAGTGGGCGCAGCTCATGGACGTCCTCACCCCTGGCCAGTGGCGGCTGCTCGCCGACACGTGCGAGGTGCTGAACCACTCCCCGGTCGACGTCCCTTTCTCGTCCAGCGCATCGCCGAGAGCCCCGGCCTCCGACGTGAGCTAGAGACCGCACGTTCCTGGGGTGTGTCGTGGTCGCGGTGGAACGGCAACGAGCCGGCCCGGACCACGACGTACGCCTATGACGACGACGGGCGTGTGACCGCCGCGGTCACGACAGTCGAACCGGAGTGGGACGAGGACTCCCGCGGCCTAGCGCTGGCCCTGTGCGAGTACGAGGCCGGCCTGTGCCCCGGGTGCCGCAACCCGCTGGCGGAGACGACGGATCCACGGCACGAGGACCGGTACTTCACCGCGGAAGCGGTCCGCTGCCACCGGTGCACCGCGACCGACCAGGCGTCGCGCCGCTACGAGGGATCCCCGTCGCCGGCGGCGCTGCTGGTGCCGGTCGAGTTCCGTCCCCCGCCCCCTGAACCCCCGAGCGAGGAGGTGGACGCGTGGCCGATCGCACGGTGAAGGTCGGGCTGAAGGCTGACGTCACCTCGTACATCTCGGCGATCCGGGCGGCGGAGCGTGCGACGGAGCGGTTCGCGGACCGGGCCGTCGCGGACGCCCGCCGAGCACAGGCCGCGCTGTCCGGCGCAGGCCCCGCGCCGCGGCCCATCCCCGGGCAGGGCGGCGCTCCGGGCAGCGGCGCGGGAGGTGCCGGGCCTGCGGGTCCCGCGCCGCGCCCCCCGTCGTCGCCATCGACCGCGTCCAACGAGGCCGCCGCGGCCGCGCGTGCCCGGGCCGAGGAGGAACGCCTCGCGCGGCAGGCCGACGCGATGGACACCGTCGGCACCCACGCGCTGATGATGGGCGGCGCGATCGCGGCCGGCCTCGGGCTGTCCGCGAAGGCCGCGATCGACTGGGAGTCGGCGTGGGCCGGGGTCACGAAGACCGTCGACGGGTCCGTGGAGGAGATGGCCGCGCTCGAGTCCGAGCTGCGGGGCATGGCGAAGACCCTCCCGATCTCCCACAAGGAAATCGCCGGGGTCGCGGAGGCCGCCGGGCAGCTCGGGGTGAAGCGGCAGGACATCGCGTCGTTCACCAAGACGATGGTCGACCTCGGGGTGTCGACGAACCTGTCCGCCGAGGACGCGTCGACGGCGATCGCGCAGATGACGAACGTGATGGGCACCGCTCCGGCGGACGTGTCGCGGCTCGGTGCGGCGCTGGTGGCGCTCGGCAACGCGGGGGCCTCGACGGAGGCCGACATCATGTCGATGGCCTCCCGCCTGTCCGGTGCAGGCAAGCTCGTCGGCGCGACGGAGTCCGGTGTGCTCGCGATGGCGAACGCGATGTCGTCGGTGGGGATCGAGGCCGAGCTCGGCGGCGGCGCGATGTCGCGGACCTTGCAGAAGATCTACACGTCGGTGAAGTCCGGCGGCCCGGCGCTGGAGAACTTCGCCCAGATCGCAGGCATGTCGGCGAAGGAGTTCGCGGACGCCTTCCAGAAGGACCCGATGACCGCGATGGCCGCGTTCACCGGCGGACTGGGGCGGATCAAGGACGAGGGCGGGAACGTCATCGCCGCCCTGGACGGGGTGAAGATCAAGGGCACGCAGGACCTGCAGGTGCTGCTGCGACTGGCCGGCGCCGGGGACCTCCTCGCGGACTCCCTCGAGCTGGGGGCGGAGGCGTGGAAGGAGAACACCGCGCTGACCGACGAGGCCGGGAAGCGGTACGCGACGGTGTCCTCGAAGCTGACGGTGGCGAAGAACAACATCGTCGACCTGGCCATCGAGATCGGCGACGTGCTGCTGCCGATCATCGCGAAGATGGCCGACGCGACCGGTGACGTCATCCGGTTCATCCAGGACCTGCCCGGCCCGATCCGAGACGTGGTCGTCGTCCTCGGCGGCCTGGTCGGCGGTTTCGCGCTGCTCACCGGGGCGCTGCTGCTGACGGTCCCCCGGATCACCGCGGTCCGCACCGCGCTGCAGACCCTCGCCGCGTCGGCGATGTGGACGCAGTTCACGACGAACCTCGCGCTGATGCGCGGCGGTCTCGCCGCCGTCATGGCCACCGCGGCGGGGCCGTGGGTGCTGGCGTTCGCCGCGGCCGCGGCCGCGGTCGGGGCGTTGCTGCTGATGAACCGCAAGTCCAAGCCGCCGATCGACGACCTCACCGCGGCGATCAAGGCCGACAGCGGTGCGCTGGACGAGAACACCCGCAAGGCGGTCGCCAGCCGGCTCGAGAAAGAGGGTGCGCTCGACCTCGCCGACAAGTTCGGCATCAGCCTCGCCGACGTGACGGCCGCGACGATGGGCAACACCGAGGCGCAGGAACGGCTCAACGACGCGATCGCTGCCGCCCGGGCCCCGCACGAGGAGTACCTGCGCAAGCAGCAGGAGATCGCACGGACCACGACGGACGTGGGTGCGCGGCAACGGGCCCAGTACGAGATCAGCAAGATGCTGCGCGAGGGCGAGCTCGCGCAGCTCGACAAGCTGAGCGCCTCGGTCGGGACCAACGCCGACGCGACCCGTCGCGCCACGGCGGAGACCGAGCAGATGAACCGGGCGACGGCCGAGGCGGAGGACCAGTCGACGCGGACCGCGTCGGCGGTCGAGGACCAGCTGAACAGGGCGATGGGCCGGGCGTCGACCCGGGCCCGAGATGCTGCCGGTGGCACCGCGAAGCTGAAGCAGGCCGTCGCCCAGATGGGCACCTCGGCGAAGGACGCGGAGAAGAAGCTCAAGGACCTGTCGACGGCGATCGACGACCTCTTCGAGCATTCGTACGGGGCGCCACGTGCCCTCGACGCGTTCCACAAAGCGCTCAACGACCTCGGCGACCAGATCAAGGAGAACGGCCGCCGGCTGCGGGGCAACACCACCGCCGCGATCGACAACCGGGAGAGCCTGCGGGACCTGGCGGAGAAGGTCGGGGACTACGCGCAGAAGCTGCTGGAGGCCGGGGAGCCGGTCGACAGTGTCGCGAAGAAGATCCGCAACATGCGCCAGGACATCCTCGACAAGGCCAAGGCCCTCGGCTTGGACCGGGACGAGGTCAAGAAGCTGATCGGGACCCTCGACGACCTGCCGGAGACGGTGAAGGTTCAGCTCGGGGTTGAGACCGCCGTGGCGCAGACGGAGATCCGGCGCACCCAGGCGATGATCGACGAGCTGCACGGCCGGAACATCCCGATCAACGTCGCCGTGTCCGGGTCGAGCCTCGGGCTGGCGTCGACAGCCGGAATCACCCGCGCCTCCGGTGGCATCGTGCACGGACCAGGCGGCCCGCGGGGGGACGCGATCCCGGCGTGGCTGTCCGATGGCGAGTACGTCGTCAACGCGTCCGCGACCGCGCGGCACCGGCCCCTGCTCGAGCACCTCAACGCCGGCCGGTTCGCCGCAGGCGGCCCGGCCGGGATGCCTGGCGGCGGCGGGTGGCCGGCGTCGTACTTCTTCGCGGTGTCCACCGCGAAGCAGGCGGAGAAGGCGCTGTCCGATCTGGGGAAGCGCCTGGACAAGGTCAACGACACGTTGCGTGCCGACAAGCTCGGGCAGGCCCGTAAGGACGCCCGCGAGATGGCCTCGGCGATCCGGTCCGCGTTCGTGCAGGGCGCCGACATCACCTCGCTGCCGAACGCCGGCGGGTCGACGGGGCAGATGCTCGGGGACCTGCAGGGCAAGCTCGACCGGGCCTCGGCGTTCACCGGCGCGGTCGACCAGCTCCGCCGGGCGGGGCTGAATAAGACGGCACTCGACCAGATCGTGGCCGGTGGCGCGGAAGGCGGCGGCCTCGCGGCGGCGACGCAGCTCCTCAACGACATGGGCGCGATCCGCCGGGTCAACGACCTGATGGGCCGGATCTCCGCGGAGGGCGCGAAGCTCGGCGCCCGGGAGGCCAAGGCGAAGTACGCGGACGCGATCCGCAAGGCCGAGGCGGACAAGAAGGCCGACCTCGCCGAGCGGCGCCGTCTCGTCGCACGCAAGGCGCAGCTGACCCGGATCCAGCGGGAGCAGGACAAGGCCGCGGAGGTCGAGAAGGACACCGTCGTGAAGGCGAAGGTGAAGGCCGCGTCCCGCGTCACCTCCACCGGGAAGACCCTGTCCGCGGTGTCCTCGGGCGCCTCGCTCGCGCCGATCCGGGTGAAGGTGACTTTCGACGTGACTGGCACCAACAAGCACCTGAAGGCGTGGCTGCGCGAGACCGTCCGCGTCGACGGCGGTGGCATTGTGCAGAAGGCGTTCGGGACCTGATGCCGAGTCAGGTCAGGGCCGAGCTCGGCCTGTCGGGGCTGTGGACCGACATCACGGCCGACGTGTGGACGCGCGATCCGATCTCGTTCAACCGCGGTCGGCCGGACGAAGCCGCCACGGTGGGCCCGTCGTCGTGCTCCCTGACGCTGAAGAACCTCACCGGCAAGTACAGCCCCCGCAACCCTGTCTCGCCCTACTACGGCGTGCTGGGCCGGAACACGCCGCTGCGGCTCGGGATCGGGGTCCCGCCGGCGGGGACCTCGACCGGCGGCCAGTCCGGGACGACGATCAACGCGCCGTCCGTCGCCGCCGAGACCGCAGGAGCGCACTTCGCGGCGTGGGGCGCGATTCCCGTCGGGGCGATCACCGTCCCCGGCGGGTACACGGCCGGGACCGAGCAGGACGGCACCGTGTCCACCTGGCGGGCCGCGCACAAGACGGTCACGGCCGGCACCGTCGCGGCAGCCGCGGCGACCGTCTCACCGACCGCGACGAGCAGCTCCGGGTTGTCGGTGTTCGTGCCCGGTGCGTCGCTGACGATCAGTCAGTCCTCCGCTGTCGGCGCCTCCGGGGCAGCAGCGACCCTGTCCGCGGTCGCCGTCACCGCCGGGGACTACCTCGTTGCCGTCACCGGCTGGTCCACCGACCAGGTCGACCGGATGCACGGCGCGCCACTGGACACCTCCGAGCACCTCGCCGGGTGGATTCCCGCCGGCGACAGCGGGTCCTCCGTCGGGCCCCGGCTCCGCGCCTGGGTGCGGCGCGTCCGCACGACGGGCACGGTCACCTTGACCCTGCCCGGCGCGTCCGACGGAGTCGTCGACTCGTACCTGCAGCTGTGGAAAATCACCGGCGCCACCGACTACCACCCCCGGTTCGCCGGCGAGGTGTCGTCGTGGCCGCCCAGCTGGTCGAGCTCCAGGGACGTCTCGACCCCGGTTCAGGGTTACGGGATCCTGCGGCGCCTCTCGCAGGGGCAGTCGCCGCTGAAGTCGGCGCTGCGCCGGGCGCTGCAGGCCGGTGTCGGGGTCGTCGCGTACTGGCCGATGGAGGAACCCGACGGGGCGACGGAGTTCGCTTCCGCGCTCGGCGGGACGGCGATGCGGTTCTCTGGCGTCCGCGACGCCGCAGGAAAGGTCACCGGACTGGTCCCGGGCGCCGACGCGACCCTGCCGTGCACCGAACCGCTGCCCACCTTCGCGGCTGCTGGCGCGACCGGACGCGTCCCCGTCTACGACCCCGGCTACTTCGTCTCCGACGATGCCGATCTCGGCTTCTCCGTCGGCGCGATCGTCGGGTTCCCCGCGTCCGGGGTGACGACCGGCGCGCAGGTCCTGTCCGTGGCGATCGCCGGGGACTCGGTCATGGGCAGGATCACGCTGTCCTACAACTCGACCACGTTCTGGGCCGCTCAGGTCTTCGACGTCACCGGAGCCGTGCACGCGACGCTGGACTTCAGCCTGCTGGGCCCGGAGTTCAACCCGCTCGGCCACACGTGGTGGGTGCGCATCTGCCACTTTGCCGCGACCCAGGTCTCGGTCATCCTCACCCGGGTCGACGGGATCCGAGACTCGCAGGTGCTCACCGAAGGCCAGGGGCAGGCGTTGACCGGCGCCGGCGCGACCGCCCGGGTCGTGGGAGTTTCTGTCGGAGGAGGCGCGATCCCGCTTGCGGGACCCGTGACCGTCGGCCACGTCGTGGTGGCGAACAACCTGTACGGGTTGTGGTCGGGCTACGGAGACCCGCTCGGGTTCGTCACCACGATCCCCCGAGCGTTGGTCGCCTACGCAGGGGAACGCGCAGATGACCGGTTCCGGCGGCTGTGCGCCGAGGAGCACATCGACCACTACACGACCGCCGCCACGGCGCCGACCCTGCCGACGATCGCGCCGGCGGCGCTGATGGGTGAGCAGCGTGTCGCGAGCCTGCTCGACCTTCTTCGCGAGTGCGAGGCCACCGACGGCGGGGTCCTCTATGAACCGGTCGGGTTCCTCGGCCTGGCCTACCGGACCCGGGCGAGCAAGTACAACCAGGCATCCGCGCTCACCCTGTCCTACTCCGGCGGGCAGATCGTTGCGCCGTTCGACCCGGTCGACGACGACCAGGGCGTCGTCAACGACGTCACGGTCACCCGCCCCAACGGCAGCTCCGCTCGGGCGACGAAGGACACCGGACCCCTGTCCACCCTGCCGCCACCGAACGGTGTCGGCAGATACGACACCAGCGTCGAGGCGAACGTCTGGTACGACCGGGACCTCCCGGACCAGGCCGGATGGCGACTCGCACTCGGCACCTGGGACGACGCGCGGTACCCGTCCGTCGCGGTCAACCTCGTCCGCAGCCCCAGCCTGATCCCCGCCGTGATGGGGCTGGACGTCGGCGACCGGGCCATTGTGACCGGGCTGCCGAACTGGTTGCCACCGGACGCCCCCGAGCTCCTCACCGAGGGCATCACCGAGGAATGGGGCCCGAACGGGGAGTGGAAGGTCACCGCGAACGCCTCCCCGGCCGGGCCGTACCGGGTCGCTGTCCTCGACTCCGCGTCCCTCGGCCGCCTCGACACCACCGGATCCACGCTCGCGGCCGGCGTCGCCGCGGGGGTGACGTCGCTATCGGTCGCGACCGCGACCGGGCACCCGCTGTGGACGACGACAGCGACCCGCCCCGGCGATTTCCCCTTCGGGATCAAGGTGGCCGGTGAGGAGATGAACGTGACCGCGATCGTCGGCAGCAGCTCCCCGCAGACCTTCACTGTCTCCCGCGGGGTGAACGGCATCAACAAGGCACAGTCCGCCGGCGCTCAGGTCCGCGTCGTCAAGCCCGTCGTCCTGGCCCTGTAGGAGAAGCCCATGCCCTACGTCGCCGGCCAAGTCCTCACCGCCGCCGAACTGAACAGCTGGACGCCGACCGTCGCGCTGAAGACCGCCGGCCTGGCACGCAACTCCACGGCCGTGCTCGCCGCCGACCCGGACCTGGTCGTCACGCTACTGGCGAACTGCCGGTACCGGATCAACGTCAACCTCGGCTTCGACGGCCCCGCGGCCGCCGACATCTCGATCGGGTTCGCCCGCACCGGCACGGTCGGCCTCGTGTCGTCCTCGACCGGCCGCGAGTACGTCGGCCCCGACACGGGCACTGCGTCGGTGGTGTCGGCGACGTCGATGCGCGTGCAGAAGGCCACGACGGCCACACCGGACGGCGGCATCGCGTACGGGTCGACCGGCGGCGTCTCACCCGGTGTGATCCGCGAGGAGTTCTGGGTCGACGCCGGCGCGTCCGGGGGGACGTTGACGCTGACGTGGGCGCAGGCCGTGTCCAACGCCGGGAACACGACGCTGACCGGGGCGATGACCGCACAGCGGGTCGCCTGATGGTGAGGGGGAAGCTGTGGCCGCTCGGCTGCGCCGCGCGGTGCGTTCGCGGCGGTCCCTGGTCCTGCTCGTCTTCGGGGTCCTGTTCGTCCTGATCGGGTTCTCCTACCTCGGGCAGGCCGCGGAGATCACCCGCTCGCCCGCGGCGGCCCTGTCGTACAAGGCGCACCTGGCGTTGATGCCGCTGGACGTGTGGTCGTGGCTGTTCATCGCGACCGGTGCGGTGGGGATCGCCGGGGGCCTGACGGTCAGTCACCCACCTGGGTACGGCGCCCTCATCGCCATCTCGACCTGGTGGGCCGCGGAGTTCGTCCTGTCCTGGGCGCTGACCGGCTACGGCCGCGCGGTCCTCGGTGCGCTGGTGTGGATCGCGCTGTCGGCGGCGCTGCTGATCGTCGCCGGGTGGCCTGACCCGCACGAGGTCCGGATCGTGGACCTGTTCGACTGGATCGATCGGCAGTGAGCCCGGTGGCGTGGACGTCGGTCGTCGCCCTCGTCGGGGCGCTGCTGGCGGCGATCACCGGCGCGTACGGCACGAGCCAGGCCCGCAAGACGCGCCTGGCGACCGTGGACAAGGACATCTTCGACGCGCTGCGGCAGGACTTCCTCGCCGCGAAGGCGGAGATCCGGGAACTGGAGCGGGAGAACGACCGTGAGCGGCAGCGGCGCCGCGACCTGGAGGACTCCGTGCACCGGATCGCGCTGGCTCTGCACCGGCACGGCATCGAGATCCCGCCCGATGTCGCGACGCTGCTGCGGCCGCCCCCGAACACGGGGACGGGCGCGTCGTGAAGGCGGCGCGGGTGCTGCCGTTCCGCCGGCCTAAGCAGGGCACGCCACCGGAGCCGGACTGCGAGCCGGAGCCGGGGCGGCGCCCGGACGCGACGGTGCCGATGTTCGCCGCCGCGTTCTGCCTCGGCATCGTCGTCGCGGCAGCTGGGCTGCTGGGCCTGCAGTCGGGCGACGGCGACACCGTCCCGGCCAGCGAGCACCAGGTGGTGGTCGAGCAGCGGGCCGCGGCGGAAGCAGCGGCAGCGGCGCGGCTAGCGGCGCTGGAGGACGCGGACGCGCTCGCCCGGCGTCTCGTCGCCGCGCTGGATTCCCCGCCGGTGACGGCGGCGGATCTGGCGGCGTTGCGGCGGGACGTGGCGACGCAGACGAAGACGGTCGAGAAGGTCCGCGTGGTGCGGGTCCCGGTGCCGGGGCCCGTCGTGACCGTCGCCCCGGTCGAGCGGCGCCAGCAGGCGCCGGCCAGGGCGTCCCGCGCGACCCCCGCACCGGCCGCTCCGGTCCAGAAGCCGTGCCAGCTCGAGCTGCTCGGCACCTGCCTGACCCGCTAGGCCCCCACCTTCGCCGTCGCCTGCTTGTCCCCCGGGCAGGCGGCGGTCCCTCACCCAACCGCGAGGAGGAGCCCATGACCGAGCAGCAGCCCGAGCGCGAGCACCCGGGCACCGGCCAGCCGATGGAAGCGGTCCAGCCCGGTCCCGACGGCAGGGCCGTGGTCACCGGCGACGGCACCGGCCAAGCGCTGCCGCCCGTCGACGGCGAGGAAACCGCGGCCGACGACACCGGCGAAGGCGACGAGCTCGCCGGCGAGGAGGTCGATGACGATGACCTCGACGACGGCGACGAGGACCAGGCCGGTGCTGGCGACTAGCGCGGTCGACGCTGACCTCGTCGACGCGATCGAGTCCCGCGGCTTCGTCCGCACCGAAACCGGGTGCCTCGAGTACCAGGGCTACCGCAACGAGCTCGGCTACGGGCTCATCCGCTGGGGCGAAGGCAGGGGACGCCTGATCCGCGTGCACCGGGTGATGTACGAGGCCCACGTCGGCCCGATCCCCGACGGGCTCGGCGTTCTCCACTCATGCGACAACCCGCCGTGCGCCGAGCCGACGCACCTTCGGCCGGGCAGCCAGCTCGACAACGCCGCCGACCGGGACTCCCGCGGCCGGCACAACAAGGCGACGTGGACGGCGTGCCCGAACGGCCATCCGTACCCGCCGGACCGGCCGCCGAAGGTCGACAAGAACCGGTGCCGCGAGTGCGCGAACGAGCGCAACCGCCGCTACCAGGCGAGGAGGCGGCAGCATGGTTAGGACCGCGGACGGCGGCCGGATCAAGCTGGCCGGCTCCCTGGACCGGCTCTTCGACGAGATCGATCAGGCGTGGCCGTCGCGGTCCCGGGTCTCTGATGGTTGGCGAGGCGATGCCGCCCATCAGGCGCGGAAGTCCGAGCACAACCCGGACGGCCGCGGGATCGTCCACGCCATCGACATCACGACCGCGGGGATCGACAAGGCGCGGACGTTGAAGGCGCTGATCGGGCATCCGGCGGTCTGGTACGTCATCCACGACGGCCGGATCTGGTCGCGGACGTACGGGTGGAAGGCGCGGCGCTACACGGGCGCGAACCCGCACGCGCACCACATCCACGTCTCGATCCGCCTGGCCGCGGACGCGGAGCTGTGGGCCGGGAAGTGGCTCGGCGTCGCGCGGCGCCCGGCGGCTCGGGATCTGCACCGAGGTATGTCTGGCACGGACGTCGCGAAGTGGCAGCGAGCTCTCGGCGTCACGGCGGACGGCCAGTTCGGCGCGAAGACGCAGGCCGCGGTGAACGCGTTCAAGGCCCGTCACGGGTGGGCCCAGGACGGCGTGATCGGGCCGCGGGTCCGCAAGGCCCTGCGGGAACGGGTCGGCTCGTGAGGCGCCCACCGTCGGCGTATGCGAAGTCGCTGGCGGGGTCGCTGTCCGCGTTCTGCCTCGCGGCCGTCGCGGCGTTCGGCCCCGAAAGCACGCTCGGCAAGTGGTTCGCCGTCGCGGCTGCTGGCTTGGGTGTGCTTCTGACGGTCCTGCAGGTCCGGAACACCGCGGTCGTGGAGACCGGGCCCGGTACCGAGCCGAAGGTCACCGAGCTGGTGACCAAGACCGGCGAGCACGTGGGCGAGCTCGTCGCGGACACCGGCGCTGCGGCCGCCGGGATCGTGGCTGGCACGACCGGGGCTGTCGGCAAGGCCGTCGACGTCATCCTCGGCCCGCTGTTGCCGTCCGGGGAGCGCCGCGCGTGAGGTGGGAGTCGTTCATCCTCGGCGTCGTCGTCGGCGTCCTGCTCGCCGTGTTCGTGTTCTGACCATCCCTCAGGAGGGCGCACATGTCTGGTTTCACCGATGCTGTCGAGCAGGCGATCCTGAACGGGTTCTTCACCGACCCCGCGTGGACCCCGCCGTCGACGCTGTACCTGGCGCTGTCGTCGACGACGCCGACGGAGGCCGGAGGCAACTTCACCGAACCGTCGGGCGGGTCCTACGCGCGGGTGTCCACGGTCGCGGCCGATTGGGACGCGGCGACGGGGACGGCGCCGGCCACGAAGGCGAACGGGGCGGTGAAGACGTTCCCGACCGCGACCGCGGACTGGGTCGCCGCGGCGAACCTGACGCACTTCGGGATCTACGACGCGTCCACGGCGGGGAATCTGCTGTGCTGGGGTGCCCTGACGGTCGCGAAGCCGGTGCTGAACGGGGACACGGCGTCGTACGCGGCCGGGGCGCTCGTGCTGAAGCTCGGCGATCCCGCAGACTCGTACTGATCAGGCGGCTGATCGCTGATGGCCACCAGCTACCCGGGTGCGGTCGACGCTTTCCCGAACCCGTCCGGCTCGACGGACGTCGATGACGCGTCGGCGGATCTGAAGCACCACAACCAGCACGCGAACGTCAACGACGCGGTCGAGGCGATCGAGGGCGAGCTGGGGCCCGATCCGTCGGGGTCGTTCGCGACGGTGAAGGCCCGCCTCGACGCGCAGCGACGGACGCCGGTCACGGCCGCCTCCGGCACCATCTACGCGATCCCCGGAGTAACCGCGTCCGCCCACTCGACCACGGCGCGCATCGCGGCGAACGACTGCTACCACCCGATCCACGCTGAGGACTATCTGACGTTCGACCGGGTCGCCGTCGAGGTCACCACGGCGGGCACGGCGGGGGCGACGGGGCGGGTAGGTCTCTACGCCGCCGGGACGGACTGGCAGCCGACGGGAACGTTAATCGAGGACTTCGGCTCGTTCCTGATCGATTCGACCGGCATCAAGACGATGACGCCTTCGGGCGGATCGCGGACGATCCCCGGTGGTCGGTACCTACTTGCCTTGAACATCTCCGCCGCGGCGACGTTCCGCTGCGTGCGCGGCGGGATTGTGTCGCAGCAGTTGACGGCTACCGCGGGGAGCCTTTTCATCACCCAGCTCGCTGTTTCCCGGGCCCATGCCGTGTTTCCATCGACACCTTTGGCGTGGACGACGGCCAGCCCCAACACGGTGCCTTTCGAGTACCCGATCCTGCTGCGGGTGACGGCATGACGAAGCGTCAGAACTATGTATCCTCGGCGCTCGTCGAAGAGTGGGACGACGACGCTCGCTGGTACAAGCGGTGGGACGCGGCCGGGCAGTTGGTGGAGTCCCGGGCGTACACGCCAGCGGAGAACGACGCCGTGGATGTGCGGTCGGTGCAGCAGTTGGCGGCTGCGGCGGCTGCGGCGGCGCTGGTGGGGCCGACGGGTGCGACGGGGCCGCAGGGTCCGGCCGGCCAGCCCGGTCCTACCGGTAGCACCGGTCCGACAGGCGCGACGGGCGTGGGCGCTCAGGGTCCTGCCGGGCCCACGGGCCCGACCGGCACCCCCGGCACCCCCGGCACCCCTGGGTCGGCCGGGCCGACGGGCGCCACAGGTACGCCTGGCACGGCCGGGCCTGCTGGTCCTGCCGGCCCGACAGGGGCGACCGGTGTCGGCGTCGCCGGTCCTACCGGAGCAACGGGCGCGACAGGGCCGGTCGGCCCCGCACCCAGCAGCGCCTACGTCGCCCCCGGCACCCAGGTCGCCACGACCGCCGAGACCGTCCTCGCCGTCGTCCCGCTGGCCGCGAACGCGCCGAAGGCGGGGACGACGTTCACCGCGACCGTGCAGTGGGACTCCGTCCTCGCGTCGGTGGGGACGCTGAGGCTGCGGATCGGAACGTCGGCCAGCGTGCCGGCCACGAACACGGCGGTGACGACCCTGGCGGTGTCGGGGTCGTCCGCTAACCCGGTGTTCGCGTCCGGGGTCGCCGCGGTCGCCGCGGCGGGCAACGTCGTGATCGGCAACGGGCACGCCTGCACCGGCACGACGATCGCGACGACGGCGAACACTGCGAGCTCGGGGACGTTCAACCCGGCCGTGCAGAACTACGCGATGTTGACGCTGCAGAACGGCACCAGCACGACGACAACGGTGTTCGGTGGCCTGCTCGAGGTCGGGAACACGGCCTGACATGGCCGGCACCTACAACCAGGCCGGGCTGACCTACAACGGGGCCGGGGCGACCTACAACGACTTCGACATCGGCGTCGCCCTCGCGGGCAGTGCGGCGGCGGCCGCCTCGGCGTCTGGTGCCCTGTCCCGGGCGCGGCCGCTCGCGGGGAGCAGCTCGGCCGCGAGCTCGGCCAGCGGGACCATGTCGGTCGCGCGGGGCGTGGCCGGGAAGGCCACCGCTGCCGCGGGTGCGACCGGTGCGGCGCGGGTCGCCCGGGCGTACGGCGGGAAGGCGACCGCGGCCTCGTCGGCCGGCGCCACCCTGAAGTCCACGCGAGGGCTGGCAGGCAAGGCAACCGCAGTGTCGGGCGCGTCGGGAGATCTGTTCGTCGGCTCGGACGTGTTCCTCGCCGGGACCGCGCAGGCGGCAGCGGCGGCCCAGGGCGCTCTCGCGGCGGCGCGGCGGCTGTCGGGGTCCGCTGGCAGCGCGGCGTCCGTGTCGGGGCTCCTGCGCCTGGCCCGGCCCCTGCAGGGCACGGCCGCGGCGGCCGGGTCCGTCACCGGGACGCTGACCACCGGCCGCCCTCTGACCGGCAAAGCGACCGCGGCCTCGTCCGCGACCGCCGCCCTCACGGTCACGCACCCGGCGCGCGACATCACCGTCACCCTCGGCCCGATGCGGCACCGCCAGACCACGGTCGGCGCCCCGTACGTCGTCCGGGAGCTCGCCCTCGCCGGACCTTCCGGCCGCACCAGCCTGTCCGTCTACGACCCGGAGACCTGATGCGCCTCGACCGTGCAGGCCGCGAATACGTCCGCTGGCCGTTCACCTCCGACGCCGACCCCGCGCTGAGCGAGGTCGATGTGTGGCTGGCCGGCGCTTGGCACGACGCGACCATCGAAGCCGGCGAGGACGGCCCGGAGGTCGTGCTCCTCGTCGCCGGCCCGGACGCGGACGACGAACCCTCCGCTGTTGTCCTGCCGCTGGGTGGGCATGCGCCGCGGATCCGGTTCCCCGACAACCCGGAGGTCCTCGTCGAGACCGGCGGATTCATCGTCGTCGAATAGCCGGCTCTTCGACCGGGCACAACGGAAGCGCCCCACCCGACACGCTTCGGGTGGGGCGCCATTTCCATGTCCTGAGGGGAGGTCAGGACGCGGGGGTCACCGGGCCGACCGGATCGGCCGGGTCGGTAGCCGGCGGGACCGTCGGCGCGGGGTCCTGGACCCATTCACCGGTGTCGGCCCATTTGCCGTTCGTGCAGGTCTCCTCGACCGTGCCCCACTTGGTGTTGCCTTCCTTGCCGCCGTCGGGCAGGTCGTGCCAGACGACGCGGGTCTCCCGGTGCATCCGGGTCGCGCCCTCGAACGCGGTCCCGGTCGCGGTCTTGCAGGTCACCACGGCCGGTTTCGGGTCCGCCTCGCAGTACGGGGACCCGGTGCCGGTGAGCTCGATGTGCTGCCCCGCAGGGCATTCGTCGCCGACGCACCCGGGCTGCTGACCGGGCAGGCCGGACTCGGAATCGGCGTACCAGTGAGCGCCGGACGGGCAGCTGTGGACCGGCTCCTCGGTCTCCGTGGCTTTGGTGGTGGGCTTGGGGGCAGCGATGGTGGACTCGGCCCGGTCGGCGGCGTCCTCCGCGCGGTCCGCTTCCCGCGCGGCGCGGTCGGCAGCTTCGGCCGCGGTCTCGCCGTCAACGGCCACGGCCGCAGGTGCGGTGTTCGTTGTGGGCTCGGGAGCATCCGCCGGCGGAATGCTCGCCGCCGCCGGGGTCGGAGTGCTGGTCGCGGTCGGCTCCGGAGCCGTCTCGTCCTCGTCGGCGACCTGGTGCACGGTGACCGGCGCTGGCGCCGGGGTCGAGCTGCTGGACATCGCGACCGCGCCACCCACCGCCCCACCGATCAGCGCGACGACGAGGACACCAGCGGCGGTGAACCCGCCCAGGTTCAGGCGCTTCACGACGACGCCCCGCAGTCGACGAGCCACTTGCCCTGCTCCTTGACCCACGTCTCGGCGTCCTTGCTGTCGTCCCGGAACAGCTGCGGCCACGTCTCCCGATCGCTGTCGGCCTCGGCGGGCAGGTCGAGGTGGTACCCGGTGACGGTGCCCCGCTGGTCGTTCCAGGCGTTGGCGCCGTCGACTTTCCACGTGGTGCCGATCTCCTTGGCTTCCATGCTGGCGAAGCTCGCGCTCATCGCGATGTCGATGGCGGGGCCGACGCCGGTGCATGTGGAGCCGAGGAAGGTCTTCGCCTGCTCCTTGTCGCCACCGGTCATGACGTCCGCGAAGGCCTGCGCGGCGGCGAGCAGCTCGTCGTCGGCGGACGGCGCGGCGGACGGCGCCGACGTTTCGACCGGCGCCGGTGCGGCGCCAGCTCGCTCCGTCGCCGCGGCGGTGCAGCCGGCGAGGCAGACGAGCATCCCCGCCGCGAACAACACGCGGAGCTGCAGCCGCTTCACGACTCGCTCGCGAACGCCGCACGGAGCATCTGATCGATGACCTTGTCGCCGATGGCCGCGACTTCGGCCTTGGACAGCCCGTCGCACTGGGCCGGCAGCTTTGCGCCAGTCAGATCCTGGCCTGCAACGGCAAGGACGTAGATCCTGCGGGCGGCGTCTTCGCACGCCGCTGTTTGCTCCATATGGCTGGTGCACCCGGCCAGGCCGGCCAGGACGACGGCGCTGGCGGCGGCCGCGATGGTGCGCTTCACGATGTGGTCCCCCCACGTTGGTGTTGCTTCGGATGTGACGCGCCCGCCTCCCCGACGGTTGCGCTCCAACTGGTCATCTGGCTTTCCAGATGCTGCGGGTCAGCCGTTCGGCTGATGCGGGTCACATCGCAGCGGGCATTCCCAGCGCCCGATGACGTACCACCGTTCCGGGTAGTCGCAGGTCTCGGTCACCTCGAGCCATTCCGCGCGGACCCGGGTCTTCCCACAGGCCGGACAACCCGGCAGGTCGAGGGCGGCCACCTGGCTGCCGTTCAGCCGACCGTCGGGCAGGCCGACGATCAGCAGCGACTTCGGGTCGATCGTCAGGTCAGTCACGGTCGCCCGTCGCGTCGCAGTCCTCGTCCGGTGTGCCCGTGCACGTCCACTGGCTGTCGAACCCCCAGATGATTTCGTGGCGCGGATGCTTGCGCTGGTGCTCACGCGCGGAGTCGCCGGTCATGCGCGGCATGCTTCCACCCGCACCGCGCAGGCGTCGACGTCGCGGCACACCCACTGGGCGGGGCCGCCGGTGATCTCCGCGGCCCGGTACCGGACGAGGTCGCCCCGGGCCCCGCACACGCAGCACGACCGGCTCACGACGCTCCTCAGTTGGTGAGATTTAGTGAGGCCACGATAGATCGCGTGTGGGCTCTGTGTGGGAAGAACCGTTGACACCAGCGGATCCGGTGGACACCAGTGGACACCTTCGCGCAGGTCAGCCGCCGGGTCGCCCCGCTGACCTGGGCCTCTGGAATGTCTTCTAAGCAGCCGGTCGCAGGTTCGAGTCCTGCCGGGCGCGCCCCACTGACCAGGGCGGATGCTCATTTCAAGCCCTCCGTCGAGGCGCCACCGACGGCCTCGTGTGGGAACTGTGTGGGCAGGATCCGCGCCCACACGTCGAGGACCGCCTTGTGTGCGTCCGGGGCGAGGTGCGCGTAGCGCATCGTCGTCGCGTACGACTCGTGCCCGAGCAGCTTCTGCACCACCAGCAGGTCCATCCCAGCCTGGACCAGCCAGCTCGCCGCGGTGTGCCGCATGGTGTGCGGGGTGTACGGCGGCAGCTGGTGCCCGGCGTCGCGGCACTGCCCCTTGGCGTCGCGGCACGTGCCCGTGATCGGGCACGTCCGGGTGCGTTTCAGCGCGGCGTCCCATACCGATCGGAACCGGTCCCCGTCGAGCGGACGGCCGTCGGCGTCGACGAACACGGCGCGGCCGTGCGCCCGGCCGCGGATGCTCATGACCGGGTGGGTGGTGTCGCGGGCGAGCGCGGCCAGCCTGGCGCGCAGGTGCGGCGGGGTCGGCACCGTGCGCCGCGACCGCTTCGACTTTGGGTGCTCGCGAAGCGATCCGTCGTCCTCGACGACGTACTGGACGTGGACCAGGCCGTGGAGCTCGTCGACGCAGCTGTCGAGCAGACCGGCCAGCTCGCCCCACCGCAGCCCGGTGAGTACCGCGTACTCGACGAGGGTGGCGTACGGCTCGGCGAGCTCGGCGGTGAAGGCCCGCGCCTGGTCGGCGGTGAAGAACACGACGGGGCCGATCGGCGCCGGCGGGAGCTCGCGCAGGACGCCGCGGCAAGGGTTGCGCCCGGTGAGGATCGGCGGGTCCTCATCGATCGCGGACTGCAGCAGCATCGACAGGACACCGACGGCCTGCTGCACAGTACGGATGCCCCCACCGGCCGCGACGAGCCCCGCGGCCCACCCGGCGACCTCGGTACGGGTGACCTCGTCGAGAGCGACCTCCCCCCACCGCGGTTGCACGTGCAACCGCCAGACCTGCTCGTTGCGCTCACGGGTCTTGCGCGCCTTCGCGCTGCGGGTCGCCCACCACTTCGGGTGCCATTGCGCCACCGTCATCTTGGCGTCGCGCGGGTCGCGCCACCGGCCGCGGCGTACGTCGGTGGACAGCTCCTTCGCCCACGCGTCGACGACACGCTTGAGCGGGTCGGTCCGGGTGACCCGCCGCCCGTTAGGGAGCTCGACCTCCGCGCGCCAGAGGCCGGTCCACCGTTTCCCGCCCGGTACCGCGGGGTCTTTGGCCATCACCTTGTAGGCCATCAGGGCTCACCTGCTGCGGCGGGCCTGTTCGGCGACGGCGAGGAGCATCCGGCGGGCGTCCGGGGACAGGTCGTGCCAGAGCTCGCGGAGGCGGGTGAGGTCCGGGTCCTCGCGCAGCAGCGGCCGCAGCCCGGCGCGGACTCGTTCGGAGGAGCCGGGCTCCCACCCGAGCGCGGCCTCGATCGCGGCCAGGCTTTCCTCGGAGATGTTGGTCCGCTCGCCGCGTTCGATGGCGCCGAGCAGCCGCACGGACAGCCCGCATTCGGCGGCGAAGTCCGGGCGGCGCGGCCAGCGCCGGGACCGTTCGGTGAGGATGCGCTTCCCGAGCCGCACCCACCCCTCTTCGGACACATCAGGTAGTTAAGCGGCCACGTGCTGTGTGGGATCTGGGGCAGCGCGGCCCTGCCTGCTATTGCCTCAGCAAAGGGCAACATCAGGCATCCCGGTCGCTGGAAGCATGCCGTTCGCCAGCGCTGTACGCGTACTGCAAGGCAGCTTCGAGCAGCGGTCGGAGAGTGATAACGGCCGCCCAGATGGAGGCGGTGACCGCGCCGGCCAGGACGGTCCGGCGCGCGGCTTCGGTAGAGGGGTCGATCAGCAGCCAGAAGAAGGTGCCGATCCAGAGGACGAGAGCTAAGCGATTCCAGGTGTTGCTGACCAGTCGCACGGTGGGCGACCCCCCTCGGGACTTGCGTCGATGGGTGGGCGGGTCCGGGGCCGAGTTAACCGAACCGGAAGGTTTCCCGGGAAGCAATCTGGTGGGATTTGGTGAGGTTTCCCCCTAATGGGGGGGTATCAGGTACAGGTCTGGCGAGACGCCGAGGAGTCGCAGCAGGCCCCGCTTCTCGTCCTCACCTAGGACCGGGTCCTCGGTGATCACCGCTGCGATCCGCTCTCGGTTCGCGCGCGTCAGCTTCGCGAGGGGCTTGGGCTCGTCGGGGAGGTAGGACGGCAGCTCGCCGGCCAGGACCCGGGGGATGGAGTCGGGAGTCCAGCGGTAGAACTTCGCGAGCTGCCACAGCTTGTCGGGCGGGTCGCGATGAACCTTGCCGCCCTCGTAGACCTGGATCATCGTCGCGCTGACGCCGGACAGCTCCTCGATGGCCTGCCGAGATCTTCCGCCGCGTTCTGAGCGCAGGCAGTGACCGAGGTGCGTCCAGTCGCCGTCCTCACTCTTCACAACTAGTCAAGTTACGCGGGATCTGGTGGCAAGCCAGTAGCCACACGGCCCATTTGGCGGCCAAATGACTACCCACAGTGTCCACTCAGGCACGACCTCGGGCCGCGGGAGGGCTTGCGTGAGCCACTAAATCTCACTAAATTCCGGCACATGTCGATGACGCCCGCCTACTCTCACCACAAGCTGCGGCGGGCACGTCTCGTTGCGGGACGCACGATCGAGGAACTCGCGCAAGCGGCCGGGCTCTCCGGCGGAGCGCTGTACCGGATCGAGGCCGGCACGAAGCTCGGGCCCCGCCCGACCACGGTCGCCGCCCTGGCCGCCGCGCTCGGCCGGCCGATCGAGGACTTCCTCAACGACGAAGCCGGCAAGGAAGTCCGCAACGAAGACGACGTCGCCTGATGGCCACGGTTCGCCAGGTGATGCTGCGGGTCTCGCAGGTCGCCACGATGCTCGACTGCTCGCGACAGCACGTGTACGACCTCATCGCCGCCGGCGACCTGGCCGCCGTGAACATCGCGCTGAGCGGGACCCGGGCGCAGACCCGTATCCACTTGGACGAGATCGAGCGCTACATCAAGGCCAACACCCGGCGCGCCGGGTAATGGCCGACACCGCGGGGCCGTCCCACCGTGCCCTCCCCCAGTCCGCGTCCCCGCCGGCCGTGCCCGGCGCGCTTGCCTTGGTCCGTGGGTGCGCCCTGGCGTCCCGGACGGCGGGGACGCGACCCATCGGACTGCTCGCCCGGTTCCTCGGCGCCGACGGCGGCCCTGCGCGCTGGCCCTGACGTACCGCGGCCGGTCCCGCGTGCCGACGCGGGGACCGGCCTGGGAGGCGGCATTGCCGACTTCCCGATCTTCGCATCTGAATCTGACGGTCCGCCAGGGAGGCGCACGTGCAGCAGAAACAGACCCTCCATGATTTCGGCGACCGGGTCGCGGGGCAGGTCCTCGACGCGAGTGAGTGGATGCGTGACCGGGTCCGCCCTGCTGTCCCGGCACGGCATGTGGTCGGTGAGGTGTCGTGCGTGTTCCCGCACGCGCCGGAGATCGTGGAGGTCCGGCTCGGGTCCGGGGTGACGGTGCTGGTCGCCGTCGGCGGGGTGCGTTGCGACGAGGGGTGCGCTCATCCGCCTCATGCGCCGGGGGATTGCCTGGCGGGGACGCTCACCGAAGACGGCCTATCCAGCTACTGCACCTGTGGTTCCGAGTGAGGCCGCGGTGGGAGGACGGCACCAGCGGCCGCCCGCTCGGCGACGACGAGGACCTAGACCCGTACGTGCCTGGTGATCTGAGCCCGGACTACGGCGACTTCTACGACGAGATGACCGCGGAGGAGCGGAAGGCCGCGGCCCGCGGGGTCGTGCCCCGGTTCACCCGGCCGCGGCCGGTCGGGCGTGACGGGTTCCCCGAGGACCAGCAGCCATGACCCTGCGCGAGTACCCCGACATTGTGCAGCTCACCGACGAGTGGCTGGCCGTGAAGCGTGGCCTGGTGAGCGCGTCTGTCGTCGGCAAGTTGCTGACGCCGACGCTGAAGGTCGCGGCCAACGAGACATCTCGCGGGCTGCTGGCGACGCTGGTGGCCGAACGGATCACCGGCCGCACCGAGGATTCCCCCACGACGGGCGACATGTTCCGCGGACAGTTCTGCGAGCCGATCGCCCGCGGCTACTACACGGAGCACTTCGCGCCCGTAGCCGAGATGGGATTCATGCGCCGCGACGAGGACGGCTGGACGCTCGGGTACTCACCGGACGGACTGGTCGGCACGGAAGGTCTCCTCGAGATCAAGAGCCCGCGCCAGAAGAACCACCTGGCCACGATCCTCAGTGACGGGATCCCCGCCGACCACATGGCGCAATGCCAGGCGGCGCTGCTCGTGTCCGGCCGTGAATGGTGCGACTTCATCAGCTTCTGCGGCGGCATGCCGCTGTGGCCGGTGCGAGTCGAGCCGGACCCGACGTGGTTCGAGGCGATCGAACTGGCGTGCCGTCAGTTCGAGGAGACCGCCGCCGCGATGCGTGCCGAGTACGACACCCGCGTCGCCGGCAAGCCCATGACCGAGCCGATCAACATGGACCTGGAGCTGGTGCTCTGATGGACATCACCGAGACCCTGGCTCCCAAGAGCGACCAGATGGACGCCGTCGACCTGCTCGGCGGGCCGATGACGTTCACCATCGTCGAGGTCACCAAGGGCAGCAGCGACGAGCAACCGATCCAGGTGCGCCTCGCCGAGTTCGCGCGCCCCTGGCGCCCCAGCAAGGGCATGCGCCGTGTGCTCGCCGCGTGCTGGACCCCGCACGCCAGCACGTGGACCGGGCGGCGCCTCACCCTGTTCTGCGACACCAGCGTGAAGTTCGGCGGCGTCGAGGTCGGCGGCATCCGCATCAGCCACCTGTCCGACCTCACCGGGCCGAAGAAGGTCCCGCTGCTGGTCACCAAGGGCAAGTCCGCGATGTACACCGTGGCGCCGCTGAAGGAGGAGCAGCCCCGCCCCCTCTCGCAGGCCCAGTCCCAGCGCATTGGCGCCCTGCTCCGGCAGAACGACCTCAAGGACAAGGAGCTGGTCCTTGCCCTCTACGCCGACGAGATCGGCCGAGAGGTCGCCGCCACTAAGGATCTGACGGTCAGTGAGGCCGACAAGGTCATCGCCGCGCTCGAGCGCATGGACACCGAGCCGTCCGTCGACCAACCCGCTGACCAGACCCCGGTTGAAGCGGCAGGTGAGGACGCCGAGCTGCCCGAGCCGCCGCAGCATTGGGCGTCGCAGGAAGGGCCGGCATCGTGACGGCCGCGGCGCGGGCACGGGCGTGCCCCAGCGACGACGATCCTCTCGTCACGACGTACGGCGAGCTGCGCCGCTACTTCCGCGAGGGCCAGGAGATCCGGGAGGCCTACAGCCAGCAGGTGCAGCGGGCCTACGCGACGTCGGAGGCCTACGTACATCTGGCGTGGTCCCTGCACGACGAGATCAAACGGCTCCACGCCCCGGCCAGCAGGGGCAAGTGCGCGATCTGCGAGACGCCAGCGCCGTGCAAGACACGCCGGACGGTCAACGACCTCGTCCGCCACTACCGCGACCTGACCGAGGACGACAGCCTCCGCGCCGACCCGTGGAGGCTGCGGTGACGGTCCATCAGGACGCCCTCGACCCCGACCTCGGCGTGATGCCGCTGCCTCCGGCCGCGCTCGAGGTCGGCATCCGCGACCACCTCGTCATCATCGTGCACGGCGCACCCGTCGGGCAGGGCAGCAAGAAAAGCGTCGGGCACGGCGTGTTCATCGACGACAACGCCAAGCGGCTCAAGCCGTGGCGGGAAGCGGTGAAAGCCGCCGCGGCCGAGGCCATGGCGCACATGTACGACGGCGACCACACGCTGCCGCTGTTCGCCCGTGGCGTGCCCGTGCACCTCGGGGTGGTGTTCACCTTGGCTAGGCCGGCGTCGCACTACGGGTCGGGCCGCAACGCGCAGACGCTGAAGGCGTCGGCACCGGTCGAGCACATCGGGTTCCCCGACGTCGACAAGGCGCAGCGCGCCGTTTTCGACGCCCTGGTCCACGCCGGTGTGGTCGCCGACGACAGGCAGATCACGAAGGTGACCGAGGCCGCCCGTGTGTACCCGGGTGGGCACCGCGACGCGCTGCCGGTCCCCGGCGCGGTGATTCGGGTGCGGGCGGTGCCGCGGTGACCGGGCAGCAGCTTGAGCTGGGGCTGTGGCTGGAGCGGCCGCGCCGTCCGCACGCGGCCCGTGGGTGGGCGCCGGAGGTCCCGAGCACGGGGCGGCGGTCGACGTATGTGTGGCGGCGCGGTGGGTTCCAACGCGTCCGCACCATCCGCCTCGTAGGTGGGGGGCGGTGGCTGTGACCAAGCGCTGCGCCGACTGCGGCGAGAACGAGCGAGCAGAGAACCACGGCCTGCTGTGCCACGGGTGCTACCACCGCAACCACAAGAACGGATCGTTGGACGCCTGGACGCGGATGGCCGGACTGCCGACGGTCGCGGCTGTCGACGTGTCCTGGCACGAGGACGCGCTGTGCGCCGAGACGGACCCGGAGGCGTTCTTCCCGGAGAAGGGCGGCTCGACGAGGGAAGCGAAGGCGATCTGCGCCGACTGCCCGGTCCGCGCCGAGTGCCTCGGCTACGCCCTGGCCACGCAGCAGCGGTTCGGTATTTGGGGCGGCGCCAGCGAACGGGACCGGCGGAAGCTGTACGCCCTGCTGGACGACGACTCTGAGGAGGCGTCAGCAGCATGAGCGCCACCAACGCGCTCACCGCGCTGAAGCTCCTCGCCGCCGGCCGTTCCGTCACGTTCGCCGCGGCCGCTGTTGGTCTCACCCCGGCCGAGCTCCTCGAGCTGGCGGGCACCCACGACTGCGCCCGCCCGGACGGCAGCCTCGACCTGGCCGCCGTCGCTGCCGCGGTCACCTACCTCGAGCGGACCGGGCACGCCCGAATCCCGACCCGCGCGGCCCCTGCGCCGGCGCCGGTCGTGCGGTCGGTCCCCGCCCCCGGCGAGCAGGTCCTGCGCCAGGTCCCCCTCGACCGGCTCCGCGCCGACCCGACCAACCCGCGCGAGGACGTCGGCGACGTCACCGAACTCGCCGCCTCCATGCGCGAGACGGACCTCCTGCAGCCGATCATCGCCCGGCGCACCGGCGCCGGGCAGCTCATCGTCGTCGCCGGCCACCGACGCCTCGCCGCCGCCCGCGAGCTCGGCTGGAAGTCGATCGCGACCGTCATCCGCGCTGACATGCGCCCCGACGAGGTCCTGGCCGCGATGCTCATCGAGAACGGGCAGCGCCGGGACCTCGACCCCATCGAGGAGGCCCGCGGCCTCGCCCGGCTCAAGGGGCAGCTCGGCTGCACCGAGTCCGCTCTGGCGAAGCGCATCGGCCGCTCCCAGCCGCACGTGTCCGCCCGGCTGCGGCTCCTCGAGCTGTCCGTCGAGGACCAGGCCGCGGTGCGTGCCGGGGAGATGAAGCTCGTCGAGGCGACCGCGAAGGCCCGGATGAACTCCGGGCGGATCCGCGACCGGCGCCCGGGCGCGGCCTACTTCGGTGCGGCCCACGAGCTCGCGCCGCAGGCGCGGGCCCGGTGCCGGCGGCTGCACCCACACCCGATCCACCTCGGCGGCGGCATCGCCTGCGGCGAGTGCTGGGAATCCGTCCTGCGCGCCGACGAACGTGCCCACCTGCACCAGCGGTCCGGCGCGACCGGGACCTGCGCCCTGTGCTCCACCCCCCTGCCCGCTACCCGGAAGGACCTCCTCGCATGACGCCGAAGGCCACCATCAACTCCGGTCTCGCCGGCGGGGACCGCTCCGGTTCCCTGGACCGCTACGCCGCCCGGCTGTACGAGAAGCCGGGCCCGGTCATGGGCGTGGTTGAGCTGCTGCCGGTGGACCGGATCACCCCTGTCGACGAGGGGTCGAAGAAGGACCCCATCGTGCGGCTGCGCATCGACCTCCTCGAGCTCGCGCCGGCCGGGGAGCAGGACGAGATCCTGCGGCAGGTCGCGGTTGCGCTGAAGACCGCGCGGACGGCGGCGGGGACGTTGACCGGCGACGAGGACGTGAAGCTGTCCGAGGACACGCTGCGGCTCGTCGGTGACCGCATGTCCGACCACGAGCTGGCGCGGATGCGCGTGATCCTCGACTGGTTCCTGAACCACACCCGGGCGGTGATCGACCACCCGAAGCACCGGGCCGAGGACATCAAGCGGCTCCTGAACGACGCCCTGTTCAAGGCGATGGCCGCGCGTGACGCCGGGGTGCAGCTCGACCTCGACGGGGGCGGGCGGTGACCGTCGTGCTGACCCGCCCGGCCGTGTACTGCCCGATCTGGGAGTCGCTGCTGGCCGAGCGGCGGTGGCGGCTCAACGCTGCGCAGCTCGCCGTCGTCGAGGCGCAGGCGCAGACCGCTGCCGCGCTCGGTGGTGCGCCGTGACGGACCCGAAGAGCTACGCGCAGGTGTGCGCCGAGTCCCGGGAGCGGACCGCGCAGCGCCGCGTCGGATGCCCCGGAGGGCAGCACTACATGTCCCGCGACCCCGACGGGCCCGCCGACCGGCCATGGAAGTGCCGGGCCTGCCCTCACGAGCAGCCGTGGACCGGTGGCCTAGCCGCGTTCGAGGCCCACCTGGAATGGGCCCTGAACGCCTTCCTCGAAGGGGGGCAGTGTGAGTCCTGACACCCCGTCACCCGCCCCGCTGCCCGAGCTGGGGTACCCGGCGTACCGCTGCCCGTTCTGCCACGAACCCGGCACCTGGCGCCTCGACCGGTACGGCGACGCCGTCGCGTCATGGTCCTGCGAGCTGCACCTCGCCTGGGTCATGGACTCCCTGCAACGCGAAGGTGAAGTGACCCGGGTGACCGTGTACCGCTCCGCGCACCACCGCGAAGGAGCCGGCCGATGACCGCGGACCTGCGCGACCAGATCGCCGTCTCGCTGCGGCTGGCCTTCCCCGGCGCCCCGCGGGAGAACGTCGAGGCCATTGCCGACGCCGTCATGCCCGTGGTCGCCGCCGCCCGCAAGCACCTGGCTGACCGTCTCGCCGCCTGCAACCGTGACCTCGTCCACACCGCCGGCGCCCGGGCGGAACTGGCCGAACGCCTCGACGCAGCCGAAGCCCGGATCACCGCCGCGCTCGCGGTACTCGAACCCGGCAACGACTGCAGCTACGGGTACGGCGACGGTGAGCCCGGCTGCGCCTGCGACAAGTGCCGCGTCCGCGCCGCGCTGCGAGGCGTCAACCCCTACGGTGCAGCGCCATCACCCGCAGCGCACGCCTACGTCCCGCCCCCGGCCGGGTGGGCGATCGCGAACTTCTGGCCGCCGCCGTGCAGCGCGGAGGTCGACAGCGCGGTTCTCCCCGGCCTGCGTGATGCCTGCCGCCGGCCCGAGTCCGACCCGATCCACATCGCAGCGGAGACCCTGGCCGACCACGCCTTCGAGGCGTCCAACCTGGCCGACCGCTGCGGGTTCCACGTCGTCTACTCCGACGGCATCGGGGAGTTCTGCACCCGCAGGTCCGCCGACGCGAGACACACGATGGCCGCCGTCCGGACGGGTGCGGGATCAGCGGCCCCGGCGCCAACCCCACCCGCCGCGTACGAATGGAACTGGGCGCCGATCCACACGTTCGACCCGTGGCCGAAGCGACCGGACCTCTGCAAGTTCTGGATCGGCCCGCACACCGACGACGGCAACCACTGCTGGGGACGCGCCGACGACCCGAAGCACGCAGCGGGCCCCGCAACCCCGGAACCCGACACCGCACCCACATCTTTCGTTCAGCGTCACCGGGACGGATCGGCGTGCACTGCGGGAGGGCTCTGCTCCGACGAGCACCCCGCAGCGGGCGTCGGTCACCTCGGCGTCGATGACGACGACTGCGACCGGAAGGGCTGCGTGTGCTCGGTTGACGATGGCCCCGACGTCGAACACCTGCGGCTCCCCGACGGCCGATGCGTCATCAGCCTCGCCGGCCAAGGCCACCTCCCGTGCAACGCACACCCCGCAGCGGGCGGGGGCACGAACGTGGACACCGCAGCGATCCGGGAGATCGTCTGCCAGTGGCGCGACATGGTCCTCGGCGGGGGGACGGCGGTTAACGCGCAGTACGCACGGCGGAGCGTCCTCGCCCTCGCCGACGCCCTCGACGCCGCGGAGGCCCACGTCGCCGCCCTCACTGCCGACCTCGCCCAGTGGAAGGCCCGAGGCTGGGCCACCACCTACGAACTGACCGCGTGGAAGCACGACATCGGCGAGCACAAAGACAGTGAGCACCCCTACGCCTACTGCCCCCGCTGCGAGATCGAGCACCCCGCCGGACGGCTCGCCCAGGTCAAGGCCGAGCTGGCAGCGGCGAAGGCCACCATCGAATGGATCCATGACGGCGCCAGCGGTGCGCGGCTCTGCGGTGACTGCAAGATCAACCTCCGCGCCGCCCTCACCCCCCAGGCCCCCACCGCCGGCGGTGCGTCGTGAGGGAACCCTTCGGGCGCCTCATGGAACTCGTCGCGCAGATCGACCCCGAAAGCCAGATCACCCTCGGCCAGCTCGCCGAACTGTGGGGCGAGCCCGTCGCCCGGATCTCCGACGCGATCGACGCCGTCAAGGTCTGCAACGGCGAACCGTCGTACATCGCCCTCCCCCAGGCCCCCGGCGACGACACCACCGGAGAAACGCCCGCCACCACCCCCGGGGGGCCCGGCGGCGGCCC